TGATTGGGCACCAAATATAACAGGAGCTCCAATGTCAGCATCGTATTCAATAACCGTGGACCCAGATTTATTTAGCTCTTGCTCTATACGAGATTTATCTTGCGAGCCTCTAGGCAGTAATACTTTTTGATTAGTAGAAGAAGCAGCGTTAGCAACAATTAAACTATTTAGTTTGTTAATCATTTCTTGCAAGCTTCTAACCATAGTTACGTCAGAAGTAGGATATGGAGTTCTGTTCCACATATTGTTTAGCGGAATAACAGGATACTCTGATGTAGGTAAGTATCCTTGCCAAAGTAACTTGTCACCAATAGTAATACATTGGTGTACCCTGGTAACCATTATTTTTCGGTCAGCAATAGTGCCATTTTCAATTAGTGCTTTAATATTCATCATCACAACCATTACTGGCTGAGAGTTAACTACCTCTCCTGTTTCTGGATTCATTTGTGGCTCAGGCGTATATACATAAGTATTTTCGTCTGTTTGCTGCAATTCACCAGCGCTATTAATAGTTGTAAGAATGTTTTGCACTTCAGCATCTTGAGTAACAATGTTATTGCCCATCATAATAGCTGGCTTTTCAAGGTAAGCCTTATACTCATCTTTCATCATTTCGTATTCTTCGTTTGAATACGGGTCTATAATATGATGAACTTCTACCTGCTCTTTAGTATAGCGGTCAATAATGCGGTAAATACTTACATTAGCATCATCAACGTCACCAGAAAATAACTGGTTTTGTTGAGGTACTCGGTCAGAATCATTAGTTCTTTCTTCGTCATGAGGCATAGCGCCTTTCATGTCAAAGTCAGGATACATATTTAGTATTTGGTCTTCTGTTTTATAAGATATTAAAAGACAATGAGCAGCATCTCTCCACAAATAATCGCTTGCATTTGGGTCTGGGTATACATCTCGTGGGTCAATGCTTTTAAACTTTACTTCTCCACGACCACTGTTAGCATAAGGATCTACATAAGTATACAAAACACCGCGACCCATAACAGCATAATCTTGAACAGCTTGTTTTAATTCTGAATTACCATCAGATATATGCCACATGTACTGCATAAGATTAGTAAATACAGCAGCCATTTTTCGATCAGAGTCTTCTCGTGCAGTAGCAGAAAACCTAGGCTTATTAGCGGTAAGCATGGCCTTGAGCTGCTCGGTAGCCCATGTAATAGCGTTTATGACTACGGCGCCCTGACCACGCTTTTTGAGTAAATCAATTTGATTTTCTGTCCATTGAACGCCAGCGGCAAACATCTCGTTTTCATCAGCGCCCGTCTTCCATTCTAGCTGTGCTGAACTATATTCTCTCCAAAGCTCGTCGTTAAATAGCTCTGGGTGCTCTCTACTGTAACCGTAAGTTCCTGACCTCTTATTATATTTCATAGTTGAAATTACGTCTTTTTTTTAGTATTACGCAAGAAGCCAATCATCAGATGATGAATTTTCTTGTTCTTTGTGAAAATCAAAGTGTTTTAGCTCATTATCCATATGTTGTCGCTCTACATATGATGTTTCTTCGGTTGGACCATAAGATTTTAATTGAGCATAATAAAAACCATCGAGCGTATCATCGTGCGCCGCGCGCGGATAAAGTATCAACTCATCCCAAAATTCATGCATATCTTTTTTTAGAAATACTTTATGACGAGCAAACATGGGCTGTAGGCTTTCTAACCTATGTGATTTAGAACTCCTAGGATTATGTTTAATCTCTAGACCTGGTATGTATTCATTATACTCGGTTCTTAAGTAATCACGTATCATATCTTGATATCCAACACTTTCTATTCTAGTGCGCTCAGGCTGCCATGTTTCAAATTTTTCTATAATAGCATGTGCTAAATCCATTGGTTTTACGCGCTTACGAAAGTAATCTAGGCAGTATATATTTTTATCACTATCCATACCTATAATAAAGATTACACTAAAGTCACTACGGGTAGATAATGTTGATGCAGGGTCAACACCCATAAATACAAATATTGGTATGGATTCAGATTGCTCTAGCTTTTCTTCTCCTGTAATTCCTCTGTGAGTTACATTAAGCGCCCATCTTCCACCAGGGCTTCGGTGTACAGTGCCATCCCAAAACCTTAGTTGATTAGCATTTACCAAGCTATCGTTATCACCTACTACCTGACACATATACTCTCTGTAAAAAGAAGATGATTTACCAATCTTTTCCATTTCATCTCTAAGATTAGTCAGGTCTTTAAGGTTCATCATTTCAGGCCATATAGATCTAGGCTTTTGCCCTTCTTCTTCAATAATAGCACTATAGTGCAGCGTCTTCCACATTTTAGGCATACTTTTTAATGTAAACACTAAACATGACTGGTGTTGTGGTGTACCAATATTGACAATGCGCCCCCTTGGGTGGGTACGCTTAATCATAGGCACTAGCGCTTGTAAGAACCATCTGCGGTTACGGTCTAATGCTACGTCTGTCTTAGTATTTTCTTCATCCTCAGCGTCATCAAGCACTACTAGCGTAGGGCGCATAGAGTCTACGTTAATACCACGTATTTGAGTTCCCATACCCCGACATACAATGGTAGTGCCATTTTTAAGTACTATCATGTCTTCTCGCCATATGCGAGCTGAGTGCTCGCCCCAATAACCAAATATACGTTTAAAGTTGGGGCTATGCTCTAAAGCATTTTTAATGGTAGAAAGCAGGTTAATAGAGTGCGGTCTAGATTTAGATACTAATACCACTACTTTAGGCGTTTGTTTTCGCCCATTAGCAAAGTCTTCTACAAACATGTGCCATAGTACGTACATAAAAGCCGTTAGGGTACTTTTAGCAAAACCCCTAGGAGCTATAATGTTTAAAAACTGGTACTGACTACGACGTAAGTGTGCCGCTATTTCTTTGTGAAACTCAGGAGACTCTACTTCAAAGATTTTAGGGCGTATTGTTTTACCAAAGAACAGTATATCCTTGGCAAACTTCTCCATTAATTGCTGTCTAGCGCTCATCCAAATATTGATTTTTGTTGTCCGACGGGCCCAGTATTGTTTTTTTCTGGCTTGTATTTTCTTTTACTTTCCCAGTATGAGCAACCTTTTTCCAGTACAATATCGGGGATGTGTGTGTATCCTCTTTCTTTAAGCTTGTAATAAGCTTTTTTGTTTTGACATACAAAAGACCCTGCGTCCCTAGTATTGCTGTTGTGCATATACCGACAAGTCCAGCAAATAGTTTGTTCTTTATGCTCATTAATAATCTGATTTTTCTTCGTGCTCATATTCTTTGTTATCTTCAATAATATACTCCGAATCGTCCGCTTCTTCTATATTATTTACGTCATCGTCAGACGGCAATAGCGATAATAGATCATCATCTTCGGTACGTCCATTTAATGACGGTTTATTAGGCACGGTGCCCCCATCCATGTGGAGCATTTTAGCAAAAATATCATTGACATTCTTAGCTACACCAAACTGGCGGTTAGTATATGCCTGCTCCATAATGTTTTGATAGTTCGATATAACCTCTCCCTCGGTAATACCGTGTTCACTGAGTAGTTTTTTTAGCTCTTCTGCTACCATAGTTTTAATCTTGTGATTTTTTAGTAAACGTTTAAACGTCTTCTTGGGTTCTTGTTGGTCTGGACGGTAAATACGCCCTATAATTTCTAAGTCTTTTTCCGTAGCACGTCCTTTTTCTAGCATAACAGAAGCATATAGCGCTACTGCCTGCTTAGTACGTTTGTTTTTCATCTCTCTACCTACCCAATCTTCAGGCATAGTAGAGTAATAATCGCCTTTTCCTTTATAATTATTGTAATCTATAAGCATTTTAGAAGGCATAAATGCCCTACAATACGCTAAATATACTACATATCTAGTTTTAGGTTTGCCATTGGGCCCGTAAGGGCCCATTATGTCCAATACTTGTGACACATATCCAGCATCATCATGTATCCATTGTCCTTTTTTACGGGCTTGCTGCCAGTGAACAGGTACAATACCTAATTCATTCAGCTTGTTTGCATCATCCGGTGTATAAATCTTGCAGGAAATTTCTTTTTTTCTAAATTTCCTCTTAATTGTCTCCACAATTAGTCTTTTTCGTCAAGTTTTTTGCTTGTTTTAGTTGACTTTTTTGCCGGTCTTACAGCAATCTCTTTTTGGTAGGCTTTATACGCAGTATACAACTCTTTAACAGCATTTAGCACTTCTATTTGCGATCTTTGCCCGTCATTATTGTTGTTAATTGCGTACAAATTAATTTTTATTTGAGTTGCCTC